CGCCTTGCTAATTTTTAGTTGTCTAATGCAATATGTCGGAAGTCTGTAAAGACTTTTATGCTTTGTCCGTAATGGGCGAAGTATGTCAAAAGAACTGTAAAGAAAAACGAGTTTGCGATAGCAAACGAGTAGATTAACGAAGTTAATCTCATAACAATGGAAAGGAAACAATGGACTACTACTACAACGATACCACACTTCAAAACACAACCAAGTACTACAACATGAGTGACAAGGAATACCGAAGACTCACCAGTCACATCATAACATTCTACACGACACTTTTGGAAAGAGGAGTCGTTGACGGCAAGAGGGAACCACTTTTGAGTCTGTATGAGAGATTGGAAATTGTCACCAAAGACAGATACCATCGAAAGAGCAGACTACACGATGAGCCAATTAGTATGTTGGATGCACTCTGCGGTATAGTAGCCAAAATCAACAGACGCAAAAACAATGATCTCACCACAAGACAGATTGACATGTTCAATCGTATCGTAAAGGATTTCGCAAAAGAGATTAAAAATGATGAGAATGCATTGGATGCTGAACTTATCCATATGGTAGATGTGGGCGAAAAACACACGGATAGCAAGTTCGGAAATGGATTGTTCGAAGTCAGCAGATAGTGTAAATTCTCGTTATGTCAGATGAGAAGAAAACACACCGATACGTAAAAACTTGTTGGCGAAGACACGGTGAAAAATACACGTGGGATTTTGACATCACATCACAAGCAGATTGGGATGAAGTTTTAGAAGCAGCTGAATTAGACAATGAACACGTAAAAGAAGATTTAGATAAACTTCCAAAAAAAGTTCCTTCCGATTTGAGTGTTTGGGAAGATGCTATTGGTTTGATTCAAAATGCACATATGGGCACTGATGAAGAAGATGAAATGGGCGATTACACGTGGGAAGAAGATTCCGAAACAGTAGAGTTGAAAGAATGACAGACAAACCTAAAAAACCACTCAATCAAAAACAACAATACATTGTTGATGTACTTAAAAATCTATTAATGACAAGTTCATTTGTGTTAGAGAAATCTATTTTACAACTAAAAGAAAAAGACAAAGATTTTATGCTTCATATAAAGAGTCTTTCACCAGACGAATTTTTAGATTTGTATGAACACTTTGGTATTGATATGAGAGGCGGAACAGTGAAACAGATGAAAGGACATCTGCTTTCAGCAAGATATGCTTTAGATGTGATAGAAGACGAATTCGTTGAATCAATACCAATAAAAGAAGATATGAATTAAAATGACAGACAAGAAGAAAAGAATTGAATACGAAGACTTAACGCCGAAGGGTAAAAAACTTAATAACATCCTAAACTCATTGAGTGGTAGATTTTGGGAAGAAGCCAAAGCAGAAATCAAATCTGCAATCGATGATGTTCAAATCACAAAGAAAGAGATAGAAGATGTTGCTTCATCAATAAGTGAAGGTAATTTTTTCATCTACGACACACTTTGCAAAGATATCATCTACACAGATTTCGCCGAAGATGAACCTTACGATTTAGAAGCACAACCAGACGATTGGATAGTAGGCACAGAAAAACCAAATCCATTAGAATAGATGACAGACGAGAAGAAACATTATTCAAAATCACTTAAATGGCAGTTAAAAACTTTAATACCAGTGTTTTGGATATTCGTAGCAATCATTGCCGTTGCTGGTATTAACGTTTGGATATTTGGATAATGACAGACAAAGATAATACAAAATATATTTTTGCATTATTCAATTTTGAAAATGTTTACACAAAACATCCATTTGTGCACAAATTTGACACAACAAGCAAAGAAGATTGGCACACAATTTTAGATTATTTGATTACCGATGGTTGGCAAGAAAAAAGCATAGACGAAAATGAAGTTGAAAAATTTAAAAAATTAAGACAACAACCGCCAAGTAAAAATGTAGATGATTGGTGTAATTTGCTTATGTATTATGTAGACAATCAATCATACACAGATACAAAATTGATATCAAATTCTAACAAAGATGAACACTTTGTTTTATACGATAATGAATATAATTTTATTGAAGAATATTAAACTCTACACTGCACCACACACTCAATCGTGTGTTCAGCATTATCTATTTTATCTTGTAGAACTCTACCAATAACTTGTTCAGTAGTTGGGTTTTCATTTGCACGTACAACACGTGCAACACCTTTTGTGCTACTCAATACAATTCTGTCGCCCTTGTTAGCCAAACCAATAACTCTAACTGGAACTCTGCCAACCATCGCAACAAATGGGTGACTGTCATTGTTGCCAGCACTCGCATTCATCATAAAAGCTGGCTGTGTTGAAACAACACCAAATACATTTTCTGACATTTCTTCTGTTGCAGTTGTGATTTCTTCTGTGCCGCCAATTGATACAACTGTTCCTTTTTGCAAAAAGTCATCAGCAGCATATCTTTCAGCAACGTCAGAATATTGTGCACCAGTTGCGATTGCGTGTACGATGTTTGCTCTTATGTCAACAAGTGTAGCCGCACTTGCACCATCGTTGGCACTTTTAAATGCAGTGAATGCTCCGCCACTATTTCCAAAAATTGTAGTGCCATCATCTGCAAAACTTTCATCCCACACCCAAAACAAATCTTGTTCGGTGCTACTTGAACCTTCACCTCTGTTTACTTTCAAACCACTCAACGTTGGCATGCCAGCATTTGAAGAAACGTTTCTGTTTACTTCAATGATATTGTCCTCAACACTTAGTGTAGAAGTGTTGATGATTGTTTGTGTGCCATCAACAGTGAGATTGCCATGCACTCTCACGCCATCATCGGTAACAGTCATTTCAGTGTTACCATCACACGTTATCGTAACAGTTCCATCACTGCCAGAATCTGAAGCAGTCACGTTTGTGTTATTTTGCGATATGGATGTTGAGGATAAGGTTGCGAAACTTAAATTTCCACTTCCATCAGTTTTTAAAACTTGATCAGAACTTCCGTCTGACGTAGGAAATTTAAGTACTCCAATTTTTACTTTACCAGTTCCACTAGCTGATATTTCTAAATCATCATTTGTTCTGCTAGCACTGATTGTGTTGTCGATAATTTGTACACCATCGTTGGAAATGTTTCCACTTACAGAAATGTCTGCTGTTGGATTGAATGTGCCAGTTGTCGTAAGTGTACCAGCAACCGCCAACGTTTGTCCACTTGGCACAGTAATTGTACTGCCAGTTGAACCATTTAATGTGTCTACTTTTAATGTACTCATTTATAATTGCTCCTTTGTATTTACTAAATCACTCGTAAATTTGAGTTGTTGGCTATTGTGAAGGTTGCGCCGTTTGCTATCGTCAAGTCACCTATAATTGCACTGTTCACTCCACTGCCAGTGTTTACAGTTTGTGATGTGCTCACAGTGTCTTTGTTTGCAAAAAATCCTCCATCGCCAGTAAGTCTTATTGGCAAAGCAGATTCAAATTCAGCACTTTCAAATTTGTATAATAATGAACTTGCAAGTGTTATGTGAACATCGCCATCAACACTTTCTACTTCAACTTTTGAACTTCCGTTATCAATTGTGTTTTGAAAAGTTGTTTGTCCAGTTGGTGAGATACCAGCATTGGTAAGTGTCGTATTTAAAAATCCTTTTGAAACAGCATCTTTGTTATCAACTGCATCTGCCAAGTTTGTTATTCTGTGATTGGAAACACTAATCTGTCCAGTTCCAGCTGCTTCTAATTCTAAATCTGCATTTGATGCTGTTGCACTGATAACATTGTCTGCAAAATTTATATCATCAATTGAAACGGAAGTAAGATTGCTTAACGTTAAGTTTCCACTTGTTGTAGAAATCGTGTTGCCATTAATGTTGATGTTGTCTGTTTGTAAACTTGTCAACGTTCCCAAACTTGTGATGTTGGGTTGTGCGGCAGTTGTCAAAGTACCAGCAATGTTAGTAGCACTGATGTTGCCGTTCACAACCACCTCACCAGTGCCACTCGGTGTCAATGTCAGATTGTCATTTGTCCGTGTTGCTGAAATATCGTTGCCATTGATAGATACGCCGTCTATTTGTAACGATGTCAAAGTGCCTAAACTTGTTATATTTGTTTGTGCCGCAGTTGTTAAAGTTCCAACAAGTGATGTAGCCGTCAGAGAGCCATTTACAGTTGTGTTGTCATCAATCGCCAATGTGCCAGTGTCAGATACGATAGTGTTGCCATTAAGCTGAATGTTGTCTACTGTTAGTGCTGATAGTGTGCCTATGCTTGTGATGTTCGTCTGCGCCGCAGTTGTAAGTGTGCCAGCCAAATTAGTTGCTGTCACGTTGCCATTTACAGTTACGTTGTCGTCTAATGCTATTGTGCCAGTTGATGATGCTATTTGATTGTCATTAAGTGTTAAGCTGTCTACAGTTAAACTTGATAATGTGCCTAATGATGTGATGTTTGGTTGAGCCGCAGTTGTCAGTGTACCACTCACGTTACCACTTACTGATAATGATGAAAATGATACACTGCCAGCCACCGATAGATTTCCGCCCACTGTTGCGTTGCCAGTCGTTGTAATAGTTGAACCTTCAAAACTGTCTGTGACAGTAACATCGCCGCCACTGTCAAATTTTAAAAATGTATTTGCACGTGTTGAAGGAATAGTAAAATCTGTTGGAGCACCACTAAAATGATCAACTCTCAAAACTCTGTTTTGTATCTTGTCATCAGCTTCTTGTAACCCTTGTGTAATTCTGTCTAATTCACTGTTGATAGCAGATGCTACGAATGCACCACTTGTTTGAAAATCAGTTGCTCTAACTACATTTGTGTCTCTTTTTAAAATAATTGTAGAACTTGAAGATGGTGCAGATGTAAAAACAATAGAACCAGTGCCACTTTCGCCACTGTTGAAGGAAACAGAATAATCTGCTGCTTTTGTTTTTAAAACATTGTCTACGTAAACTTCAATTGAATCTTCATCTGCAATTTCAAAATTGAAGGTAAATGCAACTGTTGAACTGTCAGCACTGTAAGTTAATCTATTTGCACTATCGGTGAATGCACTAACCGTCATATAGGAATTCCTTTGTTAATAATAATATTTATTTTTGATTGGGTAAAAAATTCGGAAGGTTTTCGTATATAAAGTTATTATATTTTGATTTGCCTTTATCCTTTAAAGCATTTTTACGTAAATTTCTTTGTCGTTTATTATAGCCAGATGGATCAACGAGTTGTGCAGTATATTCGTGCAAATATTTTCTGTACAACATTTTTGTGTACCAAAGTGACTGTGCTGGAACTAAGTCTAAAATTGTTTTTGTACTGTTTCTCATCAATCGATCAAAATTGTAATCTTCATTGTAAAAATATTTAGAAGCTTGTATTGGAACTTCTGTTACCACACTTGAAACTTTTAAAAAATCACTGAACAAAACACCAAGCAAGTCATTTGAAATTCTAGTTTGTGATTGATATTTTGTTCTACCGCCAGTCACAGCACGTATAACATTTTCACCACCAAACAACATAAACATATCTTGCACAATACCTAGTGCACCGCCTTGTCTAATTGCTTGTACAAAAAATTCATTGTTTGGTTTGTAAGTTTCTTTACCAGCCAAAAATTGTTTTAGTTGTAAAATTAAACCACCCATAAACGTTAATGTTGCGGCAAGTGCGGCGGCTGTTGAAACTGTACTGCCTAATCCTTCTTGTTTGTAACTTCTCATATAAACTTTTCTAAACAATGAAATAGGATGTGCTTTAAATTGTGTCATTGATTTTATAACTTGTCCGCCAACACCAAGTGGATCATTGAACAAAGCAGCAGAGTCAACATCAAACTGTGATGGCGTCATTACCATAGTATCAACTGCATCATTCATTGCACTTGCAACTTTTTGTCTTACTGAACTTTTGCCATAAGAAAATTCAAAACTATCTTCACGTATTGCATATAAATCAATTCTACCTTTTTCATCTAACGGTTGTTCACGTAGAAGTTTTCGCCATTCAGCCTCACCACTTTTTCTTTTGCCAGTTATTCCAAATTTTTCTAATTGTTGTCTAAACTGTGGGTTGAGTTCTTCAAATGGTACTTTGTTTTTTATTAGTCTACCAAGTTCTTGTCCGTATATGCCAGCCGCCATTGCTTTACGTCCTTCTGTCCACCAATTCAAACCACTGAATTTGAATACGGCGTGTGCAGTTCTAACACTTACACCTTCAGCCTTTCCAAAGTTTGTTAAACTGTCTGATACGTTGAAACGTTCTTGTAATGCACCCAAATAACTTTCACAGCCTTCTAACATGTAACGTGCATAATCATTCATGTCTGACGGAGCTCCACTTTTGCCATATCTAAAAACTGATGACAGCAAATCAGTCATTGGCAATCCAAATAATTTTCTGCCGGCAATAATCATTACTGGCGTGTCCATCAATGCAGTTATAAATGCTCCACCCAGTTTTGCGGCGGCTTCAAAATTTCTCAACGTTGTGAAACCACTTGCAAGTTTTGATGTTTCAGCAATTATTGGATTTACTTTTCTATCTAAAAATCTTTTTACAGCATCAACTTCACCTAATTTTCCTTTGCTTCTAAATGCATTATCATATTTCTGATTTTGTTCTAATTCATCTATAAAACGCCTAACTCCGTTTCTGTAATCAGCACCAAAAAATTGTATTAAACTTAATTCACGTGACGTTTCATTAAAATAATTCATCAACAAAACTCTGCTGTCTACATCACTGAATTTTCTGCTTACAGCATTAAAAGTTGCACCATCTTTAAATGTTAAACTTGGAATTCTATCTTGTGGCATTGCATCCAATGGCGTTGCAGTGTCTGCATCGTTCAAACCTTTTAAATCTGTATCACCTTGTGCTCGCCAATCTGGTGTACTGTTTTGTGTGTAGTTGTCATATATTCTCGTTGCAATTTGACTCCTTGTTTGTAAATCTCCGTGTACACCTTCGTCTAATCCTTCTGCTATCTCTTTTATGAATTCATCTTTGTTAGTTTTTTTAATTTTGTTTTGTGCCCATCTAACTCTTATGTTTTGTTCTAACAAAATATTGTTGTCGCCATTTTGTTTTCTTCTTTCAAACATCTTATATTTTGCATCAAAAAATTCCTTTGCCATTTTAAATGCTTTTATGTTTTTTGTAACTGAATTGACGTTGTTGGGATTTTTGAAAAATGTAAAAAATTCAGTCAACATGTCATCAAAGTTTTCTTGTTTTGAAATAAAATTGATTGGTTCTTCGCCAATACCTTTTTGTGTTTTTGCTAAAAATTCTCCTAACGAATTTTTAAATAAACTTTTTTCAATACTTTCTAATGGAATGTCAGCAGTATCATTTGTGTTATAAATCATGCTGATAAAAGCACGTTGGTATGCACGTTGTTTTGTTAATTTTTTATCACTGTCACCAATCTTTTTTGCAATAGCATCGAGTTCTTCAAATCTAGTTTTTAACTGTGTTTCTGTGCTTAATCTACGTATTGTAGTATCAACTGCATTTTTTGTTTTTATTTGAAATTCTTTTTCAACAACTTTTTGTAAGGCGGTAACATCACCATCTTGTGTTTCAAAATCTTTGCCTTCATTTTTTAATTGTTCTTTATTATTTCTAACTTTCTGTAATAAAATTTCTTGTTCGTCAGCTTCTACTATTCTGCCAACAGTTTTTGAAAAATCATCAAAACATTTTTTGCTCATATTAACTTCCTATTGGCAAACAAGTGTGTAAGTCTTCAACTGCTTGTTTTTCTTTTTTTAATGCTTGCTGTTTGTTTTTTAAATCTACAAGTATTCTTCCTAGTGAATCTTTGGCTGCTTCATTTGGATTTCTAATTATAAGTTCGCCAGTATCTTTTTTATAAGTTATACCTAAATCATCAAGTTGTCGTTTTTTAAAGACTGGCTGGCTCATAACAGCAACAATCATTTCATCAATCTGTTTTGCACTTTGATTGTATTGTGTGCCTCTGCTTTCATCAGCAGCATCTATTATATTTTTTGTTCTGTAAGCTTCTTTTGTCTTTAGCAAGTCGTCACTTGATTGTCTGCCACCTCTGTTTGCAACAAGTTGTTTGTCAATTTGCCTTACACTTGAATCTTGTAATTCTGTGTTTAATTGTTTTTTCTTTAATTCTACAGTTTCACTAAGTGTTCTTATAGTTTGTTGTGCCTCTTTTTTTGCGAGCTTATTTGTACGTTTGCCATTTTTAACGTTAAAAACACTTTTAACTTTGCCAGTGTCATCGAGTTCAATGTCAAAACTTTCTTCTTCTATTTTTACACGTGTTCTTTCAACTTGTGTGTCATCAAGTTTTGCAGTTCTACCAGTTTGTTTTTCTAACAGCTTTGTTCTTTGTGTTAGTCTTTCAAATGCAATCACTTCGTCATCTAATGTATCAGTGAACTTGAATAGTACTTGTGGGAAAACATTTTTATCAATTCTTGTTTGTAGGGTAGGGACAATTTTTACAATGTCAAATCTACTTCCTTCAACAACAAGAAAGTTATCTTCTTTGTATAAACGTGTGCCTCTGTCTTTTATATTTTTACTGACGAAACCATCTGTTCTCACAATGATGGGTGTTTCGGTGAGATTGGATATATTGGTATTTTTGAGTAAGTTTGTGTCTGTTGCTTCTGCTGTGCCAGTTCTTCTGTTTGCACCTAAAATTGTTTTTGCACCAACTAAATCTATGTCTGTTGATTGTGTGCCTTCATCCAATGGACTCTTAATTTTGTTTACTTCATCTAATACTTCTTTATCAACCTTTACTTGTTGACTACGTGCGGCTCTAAATGCACCACGTGCACCATCCACTACTGAGGATAGTCCAAAGCCAGCACCAAAAGCAAAACCTAAATTTAATGCAACATCATCTAAACCAAATTCAATACCACGTGCTTCTTGTGCGGCAAGTGCAAGTGGAGTGATTGTTGTTCCTTCAATCACTGCATTCGCAGCACCTATACGACTTGCTCTACCTAACCAACTTACAGCTTTGCCAGCACCAAAAGTGAAAGGCACAAAGTTTATTGGATCAAGTGCGGCTCCTACAAACATGCCGCCAAATCTTGCAACTTTTCCTAAACCAGTTGCACGTTCTGTTATTGCATTTGCTTGTTCTTGTATTGCAAGTTCATCTTGTATGTTTCGTGCAATATCCCAAGTTAAATCTTCACTCCAACTTATATCTTCTCTGTAATATGGATTGCTTTCATTCCATTCATCGAAAGCAATAGTGTCGTCTTTGCCGTTACGTGCTCTTACAAGTAAATTATAATCTTTTGCATATGCTAAAGTTGTTTCTTCAAAACCTTGTTTGATACCAATACCTAAATTATCTAAAACAGAACTTTTAGGTTGTTGTATGTCACTTGGCGATTGTACTTTGCCAAATTTACTGTCTGGTGTTAGTGCACTCATTAAGCAACATTATCTCCACCAACTTCAACTTGTTTTATATTTGGTTCTACTTCGATGTCTCTTATTATGTCAGTTAAACTTTGTAACGGAGTCATTAAGCTGCTTTCTGTGTTTGAAGTTGTTCTCACCCTTAACGTGTTATTCTGCCATTGTTTGATAACTTGTTTTTGAACTTCTTTGTTTGAGAGTCTGCCTAAGTAGTCAAATGTTGATAGGTAATCCAACATATATGGCTGTATGTTTCCATCTTTTATATAAAAACTTATTGCATTTAAATTTTGTTGTTCTCGTGTAGAAACTGCTATATCACTGACAAAAATATCTACATAAGGCATGCCTTCTTCATCACCAACTTCTTTGTAAAATATTTCTTTTAATTTTTGTACTTTTTCAAAAGTACTTGTTTCAACTTCTACATCTACAGTTCCAACACGTGCACCAGATGTTTCAATAATTTTTGTTGTAGGTATTTGACTGTTTACTTTTGTATTAAAATTTTTAGGTTTATCAAAGTTCCATGTTTCATCAAAATCAATCATAGATGTTTCATTCTCAAACCCATCATCACTTGAAACAATAACATCTGAATAAACAAAACTTTTACTTCCACTTGGAAGTTTTTGAAAAATTTCGCCAGCAAATAATATATTTGAATTTTGAACTAGTTTAACTGTACCACCTTCTGCAACTACAGTGTACTCATCTTTGTTTTCAACAATGTCTTGTAATGTAAAATTTGCTGAACTTGTGATGTTATAACGATGTGGATTTTCAAACATATCATTTACATTTTTTGCAATTTCAGCTCCGTTAAAACCATTTGGTATAAAAACTGTTTGATCATTTATTTCAACAAATTGATAAACACCACCAGTGTTGCTGAAAAGTTTAATTGTGTTATCAATTGCTTTTTCATTGGCACCTACAGTTGCCAACGTTTTTGTGTAGTAGGCATAAGCACCAGCATATATGTCATTGAATAAATCTTCATTACCTCTAAATGCATCTCCAAAATTTTCTTTAAATGAATTAGCAAATTGTTCTTTTTCAGATGCAAAATCTTCTCTGCTGTTTTTTAGTGCATCTTCATTTTGTTTTAAGTCCGTCAAACTTTGCCAAATAGTGCCAGCATCACTTGGACGTTGTTCAATCATATCGTAAACAACACGAAAACCTTTTGTCATTTCACTGTCTTTTAAAAAGTGATTTGTGTATTTGCCAAATTGTGCTTTGTGTTTTGCCGCCACACTTAATGCATTAGATTGATTGTCTGCGTCTTCAAATTCGGATTTGAGTGCTTCTAAATTTGCTTGTGGCATAAGCAACATTCTGTCTGCACTTATACCAACATTTGTTTTAACAAGATTGTGTGTTTTTGTTATTTCAGTTTCATCATCAAAACTATATTCAATTCCTTGTAATGATAAAATTTTAAATGGGTTGCCTTCATTTATTGCTTTCTGTTTGAAATCTACATTTTTAGAAATTCCTTGTATTTTTGCTTGTGCAACAATTAAATCTTTATTTCTTTGTGTACTTGGTTTTTGTTGTAAAATAGACGCATATTGTGATTGTGCTTCTTTAAGAATATTTTGACTTTCACTTAAAGTGCCAAATCTACTTCTGTTTATGTCTGGTGTTATTGTTTCAATTAGATTTATTTTGTTTTGAAAATCTTCAATTTTTTCATCTCTAAAAAACAATGCTTGTGCATCTGTAATACTTGGCGTGTCGCCAGCATCTAAGCCTTGTAAACTTGTGTCATACCAAACATCAAATGTGTCAGCAAAAGTCTGTCTTGCAACATTGTTAGATGCAATGTCATATTTTAACAGTGTATTGAGTTGACTTGCATATTTTACACTTTCAGCATTTGTCAATTGCATTCCAGTTTCAAAACCTTCTACTTTAAAAGTGTCATTTATATCAGCTAAAACAGTTGAAATTTTTCCATCTCTTACATTTTTTATAAATTGCTGTTTGTCATCTGTTTTATTAAATTCATTTATCAACGAACTTGATACGATTTCATTTCTTAAATTTTTTTTTAATTTTAAAATAGTTGATGGTTTTGCATTTTGTTCTTCTAGTGCTTTGATGTTGCTTATAATATCAGCATAAAAATTTATACTTGTATTTGTGTCATAGCCTTCATTTTTAATAGACGTTGTGAGTTGAGGCAATATGTTGTCATATCTTTCTTCAATATCTGCAATTTGTTTGCTTAATTCAAAACCTAATTTATTGTTTTGAATACTTCTGTTTACTCTGTTGCCAATGCCGTCTAACCAATTTGTCAAATCAGGCAGTAGGGTAGAAGGCACATCATTTAATGCTTTTGTTTTGTATGCATCAAATTTTTGTTTGTATTTTTCTGGCTCATATTGATGCTGAACAGAAAAGTCATTCAATTGATTTTCAGCTGTTGTTTTAAAATTTGAAACAAAAGCTGCTTGTGCACCTTTTCTGTATGCTTCGCCAGTTAGTGTTAACGATGCATCACTGGCAACAAAATTGTTTACATTTTGTTGTTGCTGTTTGTATCCTTTTTCGTATGCTTTTATCTCAGCTTGTGCGTCAGCAATACTGTTTGCATAATTTGCAACTTTTTGAATATTTTCTGCAACACCTTTCACTGGCACTGGTTTTGTGAAACTTGGCTGTGGTGTAAATTTTGATTGATAAGTTGGAATTTTAACCATTATGTTATTCCTCGTCTTGCTAGTGTTAGTTGAGCATTCAACAATCCGCCAAATTCAGCTTGTTGTCCACTTAGTCGTAAATTGTTTGCACTTATACCAGCACTTGCCATTCTAGTTGCTGTTCCATATCTGTCGTAAAAATCATCTTCTGCAAACGCACTTGCTGTGCTTGCGAGAACGTCAACTGGCGTGTTTTCCAAACTAACTCCACTAATACCATAAAGTGCTCTTTGTCTACCTAGTGCTAATGCTAATGCTCTTTTTCTTTTGCTTCGTCTAAGTTTATAAGTTTCTTCTTCTTGTGCGGCTTGAAATTTAAATGCTTGTGCTTGTTGTTCCAAAATACTTTTTTGTAGTTGTCCACTGTAGACTGAACCACCAGCACCAATAAGTGGTGCAGCTTTGTTAGCATATTTCAATCCAACTTTTAAAGCTGATGACAATGATGAAAGTGTACTACCTTGTGCCGCAAGTGCACCAGCTTGTCCAGCCGCAAACGGAGCAACTGTTGAAGTTGTTGTTGCCGCCGCAGTTGTTGCGCCAACTGATAAACCACCAGTTGCTACTGCTAATGCTCCTATTGCTAAGACTGGAAGTAATTTACGAGGTGCACACATTAAGTTCTATTCTCCACAATTAAAATCTTTTCTTTTCCGACGTAGTAGTGACTGATTTCTTTAAATTTTAAAATATTTAGCCAACTGATGCTTGCTTTGTGTCCACTCCAAACTTGCACCAAATGTCTTTTATCTTTGTGTTGTTTTTTCTTTTTTTGAATTAATTTTTTTGCTTCTCTAGTTACACGTAGCCAATAATGATTGACTAATGGTGTTGCTAAAAACCAATACCAAACTTCATTTTTGTTTACTTGTGTACCAGCTACCAAAAAAGGAATATTGTTTTCTTCTGTGCCAGTCAATCCATCTTCAAGTTCATCATATATGTTGATCAAACTTTGTTTGCTGAAACCAGTTAACTGTATTTCAACATCATCAGCTTTTCTACAATTTTCAATGACATACTTAAAATGTTTAAAATTAAGTTTGTGTCTTGTAGGCTTTATGCTTGTTGAAATTTGCCCGTCGAAAATCCACATTCTGTTGTTAATGAAAGTAGTGTCATTGGTAATGCTTCATCTACTGTAATAATAAGTTGAGGCTGTGCTCCTATCCCATTTATTCTTACTCTCTTAATACCAGTAAATTCTGTTATACCAGCATTCAATAAGTTACTTCCTAAATTCCTAAATGAAACTATTTTACCATCTACTTTTGCACTTTTAGATTTATGTAGTTGTAGTTCAGCAAATAGTTTTCTAATTCTTTCACCACTAATTAAACTGTTTCCAATATTAAATGTTATTGGCAAAGTTTTAGCTGTGCTCGTGTATCCATAACCAATTTGTGTTGATGATGAAACAACGTTTAATGAAAAGTTGCCAGCCGCAGTCACAGTTACATCATTATGTGTTACACCATTTGCAATTACTTTCACTGTTTGTGACTGTAAACCATTTGCACCAGCATAAGCACTGCCAGTACTTGATGTTGAAAAATGACAATCTAAATAGATGTCTTCTTCTGTAAGTTTTTCTAAAAAGTAACCATTTGCTCTATCAATCAAACAATACAAACTATCATCAACTTCAACTATTCTTTTAATTGTGCCAGTTGTTGTCCATCTGCTCCAACCGATAACGTCTCTTTCAACATTTATACCCATAACACAAAGTTCGCCATTATTAACAACAAAAACATAGTTTGTGTTTGTATCTTTGTAATTTTTTAAATATTCAATATCAGTTGCATTGCTCAACATAGTGTGATGAACAAGTGAATAATTTTTAGCTGAAAATGCATCAGTGTTAAAATTATAAACAAAAGCCCTCAACTGTTTCGCACTTCTATCTATAAACATAGTTTCATTGTCAACAACTTTTGGAGTAGCACTGCCAGTCTGTATGCCATATCTTGTTTGTTGTCTTATCAAAACGTTTGATGGAGTTACTGGTTCACCAGACATATCAAATTCACCATCAGTAGTGAATATGAATAGTGCTTGTTGAGAAACGATATGTTTGATGATGTTCAGTTCATCACTGGCAATCGTAAATGTAAAACCAGCATCATCTGTTACTTCGCCAGTGGTTGTAGTGGTGCCGCCACTTTCTGTTACCACTCTTGTTGTTGATTTAAAATTAAAAAAGTCACCAGACTGTGATGCAAAAATAGTTTGAGGCTTATCTCTGCTTCCACCAAAAATCAATCTGTTTTGATGAAATGATATTGAACGAGGATAGCCGCCGCCTTTTGTACTATCTAAATTTGAAAAAGCAGTCACTTCCCACTCATTGCCAGTAGATGCTTGTGTGTCTGCCATATCTTCAATAACGTCAGCAACAGCAACAGTAGAATTTGTGACACTTGTAATTTTACATAAACCAGCATTTAGTTTTACGTGCATTCCAACGTGCCCATTTGGAAAACTTGCATTTACCCATTCATAATTTCCACTGCTCAAAGTTAAGTTTATGCCAGTACCAGTTTTTGCACTTGGTGTAAGTGTGGTTGCGAAACTAAAATTTACCAATGGATAAAAGTCAAAAGTCAAATCGCCAATCGCCCAATCATCATGTGCTGTACCTCTAACAAGTTGTAAGGGAGGCATATTAGCTTCAACCATAAGCATTACATCAAATGTTTGTGCAAATCTTATGTCATCAATGTTTGTTGTTGTTATATTAAAATTATTTCCACCAACACCATTAGTTAAAACTGCAACACGTACGTCTCTGTAATAGACGTGTATTTTAGCTAATGATGAAACAGTTGTGTCTGCTGGTTCAACAACTAAAACGTATTCTTGTCCTTCACCAAATTTAAATGGTATCAATCTACTTTTAGAATGAAATGAAGCAGTAACAACATTTGTACTACCATCAGCAAGTGTTGAACTGTCTAAGTTAGAACTTATAAATTGAAAGCCTCTGCGTCTATCTATTCCACCTTGTGGAAGTATTAAAAAATTTTCACACTGTTCCAAACCAGCACGATAGATACCTAGTTCAGCTCTACCTTTTATAAAGTCTCCAACTTCACCTTGTGTGAAGGTAGTTTGTGTATATCTTCTTATACTCATTAGTTCTGTTCGTGCCTAAATCTATCTGAGCTACTTCCTAAAATATGTGCTTCAATCAATCTGCCAGCTGGCATAATGCCAGTAGGCGGATTTTCTTGTCCATCAGCTATACGTGATGCACGCAACTTTTGTTGAAAGTCTTGTGCTAATCTTTGTTGCAATGAGCCACTAGCTGTTATTGCTTCATTGATTTCGACAGCTACTTTTGAAACTAGTGCCTCAACAAAAAACGATGGCATATTAGTTTCATTTACGTCTTGTACGTATTCTAAAAATAAAGTTTTGTTATTAGTAAAAATCTTTTGTCCTTCTTTTTTGTATGTAAAATCTGCTTGTCCGTTAGCATCAAAAGTACTTCTTATTCTAATGATGTCTGCTGGTAGACTAAAAACAAATAAAAATTTTTTATCTGTTGGTGTTTCTGTTAATCTGTTTAATTGTACTTTTTTGATAGCAAAGTTCCAAAACGTGTAATAGAGCAGTGATTTTTTGATGTTTTCATACATCACTGAACAAACGTTGCTTTCGTGTGTACCATCTGTAAATGAAGTAATTGTGTCTGCTCCACACTTGATAAGTGCTTGCGAGCAAATGTCAAATTTAGTTGTTGCCATTGGTAAAATCCTTTTTTTAATATTTATTGATGCAAAAAAAAAGAAAGCCGTCATCAAAAGACGACGACTTTCAAATTGAGTGAGGATTACTCCTTATTCAGTAACGTTGATTAATGCAACACCAGTAGCATCGATCACTGCCGCACCAGCTGAGAATTCGCCAGCAACTAAGTGTGATACTTTTTGTGGAACATAGTTAATCATTGCAGTTACATCTTTTCCAATTGCTAAACCAACACTATTTTTTTGGAAGGCATAACATTTTCTTACACCAGTAGATGCTTCATTCAATAAGTTTGATAGAATTATGTTGAATCCTAAAAAGTTTGGAATGAAACCAGTTGTAAGTGCAGTGTTTGAAATAACACCATCTGCCGCAGTAGTTACACCACTGTCTGCTAATAAGTCAGTAAGTGCTGCTGGTGACATAACCATATATCTTTCAGCAGTGTCTACACTGTTATTGTTTAAACCTTCAGCAACTTCTAAAAATTTTGCTTTAGTTAAACCAGAACCAGCTGTAACTGTTGTTGATGGTGATGATGCATCTAGTACTGTTATGATTTCTGAATCATATGCTCTAGCTAGTGCCGCACCAATTGACTCTGCATACGTTTGTCTAAAATCAAAATTTGTTTTTAATTGATCAAAGTCATCAACGTATTCAGCAGCAACATAGTTATTAAGAGTTGCTGTAACTTGTGCGTGGCTAGCCACTCCGCCAGTGTATGTTGCAGAGCCGCCTAATGATTTAGAAGAATCAGACATTACTGTTACATCTTCAAATCTACTTTTGTTTTTAATGTATCCACCTTTTGATAATGTGTTGAATTTGTAAGTTGAACCAATTACGTTTCTTACAGTTCTTACACTACCAGCAAGTTTTGAAGTTTTTTGCTGTGCGGCGTGGATTACGTCATCCGCAAACTGGGTTACAAATGCATTTGATACAGTTGAACCCGCATTAGATAAAGCCATTGCTTTTCTCCTTTGTTATTAGTTTATGTAAAAAATGCTGAATTATGTTTGAGGTTTTTAGGCAGTAAAGTTATCTAAAAACAAAAAACGTTCGAACTTGTTTTTAACGTGTACCACACGAACAAACTTGTTTGTTAAGCAGAAGGCTTTTTCAAGTTGTCTTCGTATCTATTTATTGAAAGGTTATCAAAACTATTTTTGATTAAATTTATTCTTCTATTTGTTTCAACTTGTTTCACAAAACTTACACCATCATCTTGTCTGTACATACTGCTAGCTCCACCATCAAAGCCAACAAGCATAAGACTTTTGAAACCTAAAATTGCTCCCATATAGATTGCTAAATCACCACTGTTCCATCTTGTCATTGAATATGTTGGAAAACGTAAACAGAAAAATTTACGTAAGTTTCTACCACCACTGTTACGTGCCCAATTGTATTTCAACAATGGTGCAACAACTGGGATATCAACATCATCTTCAATCATCTTTAATAAAACTTTTGTGTCTTGTGCTAGTATCAAATCTGGCTGAAACTCTTTGTAGATATAGTTGCATCCAATTACAAAACTTTTGGTTTTCTGGTTAGGATTGCTTTTGTAATATCTAGTAATTTTTTCTAAATTTAAATTTTTTCTACTTGTGCCATTACCAACAATCCAACAAGTGCTATGTGTGAATTGTTTCATAGTTGTCCACTTGCCTAAATCATCAATTAATTGAGTAATATCTTTTTTGTAATATTTTTCTAACTCTTTTACATCTGCTACAGATTGTGGAAAAAGTCTTTCATCTTTATCCATCAACTTTTGTGTTTTTTAATTACCTTTACAGATGTTGTCAAAGAAGCACCAGCATGCTTTTTGAATCTGCCAGTGTGTTTCATTAATCGCAAGTTTTTGCCTTTGCCCATAAAATGAAATCCTTTTGGTGCTTTTATTTTTTTATTCATATTTTACTTCCATGCCCGACAGCTCCAATACCTAGCTGTCGTTCTATTTTTTGCGGTTGAACATTTGTGTCTTGCTAAAAAACTTTTTTTACGTGCTGGTTGATTTTTTTTGATACTCATTTTTTTGTCACCAAATCTAACTTTGATAACATTACCAGTTTTTGGATTTTTAACATACACCGCAGACTTTTTACTTTCGTTGGGTGTTCTAAATGGTTTGTTTAATTTTACTTTTCTGCCATTGTAGGTTGCCATTATCTTTTAGCAGTTTTTGCACTTCTTATAATTGCTGCTCGTGTGACGAAACCTTTTTTGCCTTTTGCTATTGGTTTCTTACCAGCCTTACGTCTTTTGTTTGCATAGTAATACAATCCTTTACGTGCCGTTCTGCCATCTTTAGTTTTATGTGTGTGTTTTGGCATTAGTAACTTTTCCTCTTTTTAGATTTTGCTTTTTTAGTTTTTTTGGTTTTTTTTCTTTTGCCCATACGGTGCATTCTTCTTTTTGTTAGTTTCATAACTTCTCCTTTTTTTTGGCACTGATGGAAACACAGCAATTGACAGAATGCGTATCCCAAACACCCTCATTGGTGATGGTTACTAAATTGTTGTTTGTAACAACAGTGCCGCAAATATTTATGTGTTGGAA